TTCTTGACGTAATTGCATATAATTTCCCAGTTTTGTTTCCTTTTAACAGCATTCCATTGCATCCATATACACCACTTGAATATCCAACTTGCGTGTAATATCCCTCTGTTTCTTCAATCTGCCTTCTCGTATCATTATTTCCATATGTAATATCTTCTGCAAGTCCATGTTTTACCATCTCTTTTAGTTGTCTCTGTGTATATTTTGTCATATCTTATTCCTCCGTTTCTGTTTCGTGCCACTGTAATCCTCTTGCCTTATATAATGGAATCCAATGACTTTCATAAAAATCATAACCAGCTCCATCAATTCCAAAGAAGTAACCAAACTCTTCGCTTTCATAGATTCTAAATCCGCATTGTGACATCAGCTCAATTCCGTTTTTTTCTTCTAACCACCAATCATCACAACCATCTCCAAAGCTCCACATTGTTCCCCACATTGGAAGGTAATCATCATGGCTAATTTCAAAATCTCCATTTTCGCATCTGACTTCTTCTCCATTGTCAAGAGAGATAATGTATTCTTCCGTTTCTCCGTCAATATCTGTAATCTCTCCATAGTCTCCGTTGTCAAATACATATACTCTGTCATATTTACTTGGCTTTGTAACTTCTGTCCAATCATCAGGATGATCCTGGAATAACTGTGAAATCATTCCCTGTGGAATTGCATTCATTTCATGCACCCATGCTTCAGTTGCTTCTTTAATTGTTTTAAATTTACTCATAATTATTTCCTCGCTTTCTTGTAATAAAATAGGCAGCCAGATTGTTATTCTCCAGCTGCCCACATTTCGCTTTGTAATTTAAATTTTCAGGATACGAAGATTGAAGATTTTAAGACGAAAAACGGACGCACGCCAAAATCATCGCTACACCAGCGGCAGCCGACGTAGCCATCGCCACAGACATACCGAACATCGACAGCGCTACAGCCCGACGGAGTGGAATCTGGAGTGATGAGTACATAACGGAAATCACAATTACCAACATATTTGTGATATTTCATATACTCCAAAACATTCATCATGCTTACCTTATCGACACATGTTGCATAATCGTTATATCCGTCCAAAGAGATTAAATCTCGTTCAAATGCTACGATATTTCCATTGCCAAATTCTCTCTCAATCACCTGAACATAATCCTCGTTTAAATACTTCCTAATATTACTTTTGACCCAATTATTCGTATCACCGAATTTCATTTCTTCATCCAAAAGTTCCCTTCTTACAACATAAGTTACGAAATGCTCGTGCCCACAAACGATATATTCGGTTTCGCTTTTACCCTTAAAAACATCTCCAGGATTCAGATCTCCGAGTCTCCGTTTTGTTTCCGCCCAATTCAGGCAAATTTTCCCATCTACAAAAGACGCATCCACATCTTTTCCCAGATTATTTTTAATTTCAATTGTCATGCTTCCCATTTGTTTTTCCTCCTTATAATAAAATAGGCATCTAGTAGATTATTCTCCAGCTGCCTTTGCGTTTGCGTTATTTTGTTTAGTTGCTAAATCTCTCTTCTAACTTTCATTTTTGCCTCAATCATATCAATAGCATCTTTCGCTTCTTTCAATCCAATTCCAGGATGTCTGTCACGGTAAATCATTACAGCTTTTACTTTTTCGTGATTCCGTAAACACATCTTAATTGAAGGATTTACTTCTTTTGTAATTCCTCTACACTTCTTTGCGTATTCACGAACCTCATCAAGATTATATTCATCTACATAATCTCCATTTACAACAAAAGCCATTTTTGCTACATCACGATTAGTAACAAGTCCACCTTCTGTTGTCGCAAAATAAATATCTCCTACCATATTTTTCTCCTTCCTAAGAAATCTTGGTTTATTTGTTAAAATAAATCATTCTTTTTTATTTCTTTAAGAATAATCTCTCTGTTCTTCAAAGTAATTGTATATGGTATGCCTCCTCTATATCCAAATATTTTACCAGATTCACGCATTTTTCTGTTGTCTTCTGCTGTAAACCTTCTTCCACTACTAACAACAGATTCAATTTTAAATAACTCAGAATTAAGTTTTTCCTTTGCATTTGCTTCACTATCAGCTTCTATATTCCTTGTGCATGTTTTAACCTCTTCTTCCTCAGTTGAACTATCAACATAAGTTTCTGAAATTTCAAATACATACGTTATCATAAGCAGGAATACCTAATTCCCAACATACAAGTTCTTTTGCTTCTGATTCTAAAATTCCTTGCAGGGCTACCCGAAAAGAAATTCTTTCATCCTTTGAAAGTCGTTCATACTTTTCCATTCTTTCTGTTTCAAATGGAAATTCATAATCAACCACTCTGCCACTATCATAAAGAGCATCAACAGTTGCGTCATCACAAGTAAAAAATGAACCATCAGAACAAACAAACCAATTTGTCTTTCCCTTTCCCTCTACATCTTTTACAGTTGCGAAATCTTGATACATTTCTGTTGGACAATCAACCTCTCCAATGTATCTATACTGCAAATCTTCTTTCAGACTTGCAACCCGTCTCCGTGAATCTTCCTCTATGGCAGAAAATAAATTCTGCCAATCTTTATTACTTAACGCCTCTAACTGTTCCATAATATTTGCCATAATATCATCCTCCATTCAGATTTAGTTTGTCATCATCAGTATACAAGTTACTATCTTGCATAGACCGCCTGTAATAAGGCGGTTTCGACTTAATTCTTTGTAATGAAATCTCAGTTTAAAATCATTCATCTACGCCGATTCCACAACAATTTCTACACATCTCATCTTCATAGCCTGTATAAGTATCTGCAAATGGACAATGATAATGTGTTTCCATTTTCCCTGTTTCTTCGTTAAATTCTTCTATTGGTTCATCGCAAGGTGTCCACATAATATCCCTCCCAAAACCTTAGTTTCAACCATTATAATTCTTGTAATAAATCCCATAGTTCCTGTTTTTTTACTTCAAGGTCGATTTTATCTCCCTCATACATATACAAAACATCATCATAAGATTTAATTTCTCTTACCAGTTCACGAATTTGGTTAATTTTTCCATTTTTAAAATTTTCCCAATCAATCTGTTTAAATAATTCATGCGTAAATTCTTCAAGATCGTCTGCTTTTTCACATTGCTCACAATAATCATCCACGTCATCAAAGTAGTCATCTTCTGTTTCCATGTACCAATCTTCCCAGTCTTGAGAATCTTCATCCCATCTCTGAACTCCACCACAATTACAATAATCAGGTTTGATTCTATTCTGTCTTTGATATGCATCATATGCTGCCAACATATCCATTACTTTTTTGCCTTCTTCAACTGTTTCTACAGGAACATAAAATGAATCCTCTGTTGCACCTGCTTGTGGAATCCACCATACTCTTAATTTACTCATATTTTCACCTTCCTTTCTTTCATATCTCTCATCTACCTTCTAATGGAACACACATTTATTAAACTCTTACAATCTTGTAAAAGCCCTTTTCGTATACGCCATCTGCTTTGTCAATAGCAATAAGCTCTGCCTTACACTGTGCTGCTTCTTTGAGTGAGTCACACTCACACACCACATAACCATCTGTTGCACATACCTTAAACATAATAGTCATCTCCTTTCCAATGAAACACGCATTCCACATTAAATCTCATAAGCGTTTCTAAATGCACTTATATAATGTTCCATTGTTAAATCAGTAATTCCTCTTGCCAATTTACAAAGTTCGCCAGTTGTGATATACTGCGACATAGCATAGCACTCAGGTTTATAATTTACCTTGAGCACTTTCACTGTATTGTCATTCCAGTCAATATCTACGTCTGAATAACCACTACC